TACCGCGATCAATTCTGCGTTCTTAACTAGGCTATCATGGATAAATCTGAGCCCTGGCATATATTGGCCATTTCTTAAAAAGTAGCCGTATTCCTGTGAAATAGGATAGTAATAATCCTTAAGTTCGTGAGCGATCCAACGCTTTCCGTTTTTCCTGTGCAATACTTTCTTGGTAGCAAATTTTGATTTGCCTTGGAAGACATCGTTCATCTTAGGGTCAAATATTACTTCATACACTTTTTTCCCACGGTATCTAGATTTCTCTCCGTTTAGGATTATGCCTTGCTTTAGCATTCCGGTGTCATAAGGAGCGCTTGACTTTGCGCTGTTCTTTACCTTTGTCATGCCTTTTCTTGCCGCTGCAGTAACATGCTTTTGTGGTAGTTTTCCAAGTTCTTCAATATCGTGTATTAATTTTTCCATACCTTCAATTTTAAAGGTTGCTTGCATTATTTCACCGCCCTACAATAGCAAAGAAGTTCTCTATGCATTGATTTAACATCAATAGCAGACAATATTTCATATAGTTTTGTTCCGTGCCTAATGCGCATCGTATCGTCAATTTCTGGCATGTATCTGGTATTAAACTTTACCTCGACTGTTGATCCTATCGTGAGCGCTGAAAAATACTCGTTGCCTAGAATTTGATCTTTGCTTGACCATATCCCAGATTTTATAACTTCATATTCTCCTGTCAATTCTCCGTACTCGTCACATTCTGGCTTTCCATTGGTTCCCAACTTAACGCGAAGAAAGTCGATTTTATTTCTTCTGTCTATTATCATGTTGGCTCCTCTGTGTATTCAGACGATAGCGATAGGTGAGTTTTAAGAGTAGAATACTGTTCTTCGAACCGTTCTGATATATTGGGGTCATCATATGAGTAATGTGCCTTGCAATATAGCATGATTGCCCTTTTTGTTAATGCGTCTCCTGCATTCACTTTTGTTGCGTTTAATCCTGTTAGTATTAAGTCCGATTGAGCAGCTTCAATTAAATCTCGTATCTCAACGTCTGAGCCGGTTCCGCTTTCCCTTAATACATCTTTTACATCTGCAATTAATGACATAATCTCACCCCAATTCAAAATAGGCGGTTTTTAGGCCGCCCATAAATTTGTTGTTACACCAACTTCACAGTCATTACAGCGAACGAAGTATCGTTTAAGAGTGCGCTTTCAGCTCTCGCATATCCTGCGTAAATGTTAGTGTGCGTCTTAATGTCCTTGTCTTGTTCAATAAGGATATCTTGCACCATATTACAAACAACTTTCTGAGGATCTCCAACCATAACATCGTTATCTGCAACTGACTCTTCGATCTTTACTTGCGCGCCTAATAATACGCCCTGCGCTCCGTCTTGCATTGTAGCCTGAAAGATTGGTCTGCCTGTTGTATCTACGATAGATACGATGTAATTGTAGAATGTTGCATTATTGACATAAACAACTCTTCCGTTCACGTTTTTAAGCAACCCAAATAATTTTGCAACTTCCAAATATGTAATTACCTTAACGCCAGTAGAAGCAATTTTATTTCCTGCCGCGGTACCTGTTTTGATCGTTGCAATTGTGTCGTCTGCCAATGCTTCTCCGATATTTGCAGCAATTTCGCTAATTAAGTAGCTTTCGAGCGCGTCAATAGACATAGCTGCCATTGCATATGAAATTACAACATGCTTAGAGAAGTCCTTACCGGACAGTGTGATTTTTACGAATGTATTTGTTTCATCATCGTTAGCAACACCCTCCGCCGTTACTTTAGCCTTACCCTGTGTAATAGCAGTATGTTTGATTACTTCTAGAATCGTACCAGTTCTATAGGTTTTGATATCGCCCATGATAACGTGCTGTTTAGAAACAAGATCCCAAATTTCGTTTAACATTGTTGTAGGCAACACAGCGGTTGTATTAAGTGTAGTCGCTGTAAATGCCGCTCTTTCCTCAACTGTCATGGCTGTGCCAACCAAGTTCTTTAAAAATGCATTTCTGTACTCTTTTGATTCTGCGTTGTATGCTTTTTCCATTGTTCTCTTTTCTCCCTCTTCCTTAAACGATTTAATAACTACCGGATCGGTTATTCCTGTTACGCCTTCTAACAACGCCTTTCTTTTTTCTACCTTATCCAGGATGCCTTTTCTTTCTTCTTTCAGGCTTGCTATTTCTGTTCCGAGTGCGTCTAAATCCGCACCCTCACCATCGATCTCTGTTTTAATGGCTGATAATCTTAATTCAATTTCATCTAATCTCATTTTTAGTCCTCCAATTCTAGGTGTAGTTTTAATAGTTTCCTTTTGCGCTCTAGCAACTCCTGCTTCTCAACCTCAATCACTCCGTTAAGGTAGGAACGTGCGCTTATTTCAGTATCTTGGTTTGCCGGTATGGAAACCGCTGACACGTCATAAACTTTACTAACTTTCATAATGGTTCTTGTTCTTGTCTGGCTGTCATATTTGTCTTCTGTAACTATGAACGCCCACGACATTCGAATAACTAACCCCTCGCTTATTTCTCCATATAACTCTTTAGCGGCTGCCGATTTACTTAAGTCAGCGCAAACAAAAAGACCGCCATCCGCGACCTTAAGTAAGAGTGTATTATTCGATTGTCTCGCCATAACTTTTCCGCTATGGTCATATTGCATGATTACATCTGTCATGTCCGCTCCGTCTAATGCGTGGCGGTCAATTACTTCGTAGTACTTAATTCCGTCATATTCATAAAGCAGATACGGCTTATTGAATGTTGTTGCGTACCCCTCGACATAATAATCACTTTCAAGCTGTCGCTGTTGGTTCTTCGGTTGTAGTATCTGTAACTGTCGGTATTCCCTGTCCTTTGTCAGTGGCATTTATCACATCACCTTCCCCTAATTTATTGACTTCTGTATATTCTTTTCTAATGTATCTCTTGTCTCCATCTTCAACGTGTGCCATGTTCCAGATATCCATAACCTGGTTTGTTGTTAATATCCCTCTATCGAACATCTGTGAAGATACTAGAAGCTTTGTTTGATTGGAAGCATACTGCATTCGATTAGCCGTAAATATGATCTGATTTCCAAATGCTAGTTCTTTTGGTGTAAATGTCATGTTTGACATTACAAGGCTTAATTGCAATGCAAAAGGTTCAATCTTCCCCTCGTAATACGCGTTCCATTTGGTTTCATCAAATTTGTTTTGAAGAATGTCTTCATTGGTCCCAAAGTAGTTGTATACATTGGTCTGGATTATTTGCATTTGATCAGCATCTACAATGAAAGGCTTGCTGTCTATTTGTTTTACCTCTGAGTACTTGGCATCGAACATCATTACGCCCGTTGTGTTGTCTACGGACAAATTAGTCATTGAGAAGTTTTTACGCTCTTTCTCCATATCGTCCGGGCGTATTGTCTGCCCTATTTTAGCCATGAATCTAAGCATGGCGGACTGTTTTATGCCCTCAACAATCCCTTGCTTCTGTATGTCCATTAACTGCATTGTAGGTAGTAGCGCATCGTTACCGTCACCGAAGAAATCGTCTTTATATTGATATTGTGTCAATACTCCAACTCGGCTTAATTCGATTGATGCTTTTTGCCCTGAACTAAACGTATACCTAAGCCACGGATCTCCGCCGACTGATATAACTTCCGTTCGCTGTGGTAGAACCGGATAATAACCTACGATTGTTTCGTAGTCCGAGCCGAATAATGGGATAATAAAAGCAGTTGTATTTACGCTTAGTATCGTTGCCAGCCTATAAATAAACTTTGTCGTGTCCATGTATGGGTTTGGCTTGAACTGCAATGTCTTTTCTAGGCTTTTATAGGCATTTCCTTGTATCTCGGGTTTTAACTTGCTTGCGTGAGTAGAAAAGCTATGTATTGCTGCCCTTGTTAACTCCATTTCGTATATGCTGCCGTTAAAAGTGGTAAATGATGGAGTATAAGCATTTAATGTCTTAAAATATCCGTCTACTGCTTTTGTTTGCGCTGCCTTTGTAAATATCTTTTCAAATAAACCCACTTTTTCACCTCCTATATAAGTCCCTTATAATCGTTCAATTTTTCTTGTAGTGCCGTATATGCATCTAATAAAGCTGCGGTTCCGTCTATTCTCTTTCTTGGATTACTTGTCTTAATTGGCTGTATATTATCATTTTTGTCTATGTCTATTGCTGTGTTGCATAAACACCACTTATCGATAGGATTATTGTTGTATACGATTAGCTTTTTGCTTAAGTCGGCACCAAGTGATTTCATCGGACTTGATAATGTCTTTTTACCCTGAATAACCTTAATCATGCTTTCTTGTCCGAATGAAGTTTTCATTTCTTCAACCCAGTAGTCAGCGCTCCATCCGTCATATCCTATCCACGGTATATAAATATCATGATCATACTGTATTTCCTTGAACCATTCTGTAACATATTTAGGGTGGTTCTTGTTCCCTGGACAAGTCCTCATGTACCCCTGTTCTATCCATATGTCATACGGTATTTTATCCTCTCTTACTCTTTGTTCTACTAGGTCCTCTGGAATCCAGTACATTTGCATAACATAAATATGTTCATCGTTTGGAACTTGGAAGATTACTTTGGCTGCTGTTAAATCTGTTGTACTTGATAAATCAGTGCCGCCTATTCCGTACCTTGGCTTTAATTCTTCTAGGTCGAACATTGCGGTGTTATTTATTTCCTCGAATGTTAACCATGCCTCTGAGGTTGTTTCTGGTATATTGAAATCCTTGCATAGTAGATTTTTTACTAGTCTTGGATTGGCTATTGCTTTTTTAACCTTATTAATCAGCTGATCTAATTTCTTAATTGTTCCTAGCCCTGGGTTAGCTTTTATCCATGTATCAGCTTCGGGCCATTCCTTGCGGTTGTCTAGTTCGTATATGATTGGAAGAAATCTATCATCGTGATAACCGTTTTCATCTTCATAACCGTTTATGATTCTTTCTGCTTCATCATATTTGATATCGTAGGTATGTTCTCTTACTGTTCCGGCTGTTGTTGTAATGAATATTAACGGCTCTTCTCTTGCGGTTGTACCATCAACTATAACGTCATATAAATTATCATCTGTCCATGCGTGTATCTCATCCAATAAGGCACAATGTACATTCAAACCATCTAAACTATCACTGTCACGCCCAAGAGGTCTAAAAAAAGAATCGTTAAAATCTGCAATCAATTCCGATACAAGGGTTTTAATCCTTTTCATCAAAATTGACGATTTTTTAACCATTCTTTTAGCTTCTAGCCATATGATCTTCGCTTGGTCCTTTTTTGTAGCGCACGCGTAAACCTCTGCGCCCGGTTCTCCATCAGCAACTTGCATATATAACCCGATGGCAGAGGATAATGTTGATTTTCCGTTCTTTCGTGCAACAACAAGTAAAACTTCTCTATATTTTCTAGTTCTATCGTTTTTATTTACTATACCGAATGTTGCAGCAACTAAGGCTTTTTGCCACAGTTCCAGCATGAAAGGCTTTCCACCCAATGCACCTTTTGAGTGCTTGCAGTAGTTTTCTATAAACTCCATTGCATGATTTGCTTTGGTTGAAGAATAATCCCATTCAGAATTTATATCATTCAAAAACGTTATTATGTGTTTATATGCCTTGTACACTTTTTGGCTTACTACCCATTTATCTAGCTTTCTATTTTCTTCTATCCATTCCCAATACTCAAATATCGGGTTATATGTATCACCGTATTTAATCGGTGGCCTCATTATTCATCCTTCCCCTCAATAAAAGAATTGAACCCATCGTCTGGATCCGTTATCTTTTCTTTTGGTAGAAGGTTAGATAGTTGGTTAATTATCTTTTGGTAACTTGTATTCATTGTGTTGTATAGGTCGGCAACGGGACGCTTGCGCTCATATGGTTCTTGATTGCCCTGGCTGAATTGTTCGGTGAATCCATTTGCGTCAAGATCCTCTTCAAAGTCTTCTAAGGTTACTCGCATATATGCTGCGCGCTGTATTAACCCTTGTACCGTACTCTTCTTGTTTTCGTCTATGTCTTTGTAAATCTTCTTAAGTCTCGTTACCTCCGACCTAATGCGTTTAGCTTTCTCCATATGCTTTCACCTTCTTTCTTTTTGGGGAGGGGGTACTGTAAAACTTCCTGTGCGTTCTTCTATAG